TTTGCTTGCTGCTCGCAAGTTGTCTATGGATAAAGTTCCTGTTATCGAACTTGCCCATTTATCAGAGACTCAAAAGAAAGCTCTGGTCATTGCGGACAATAAACTGGCGCTAAATAGCGACTGGGATACAGAACTATTAACCGTAGAACTACAAGAGCTATTAGGCGATGAGTTTGATTTAGACCTATTAGGCTTTGATAAGGACGAATTAGACGCTCTATTGAACGTTATTGAGCCAACGGAAGGGCTAACCGATGAAGATGCTGTTCCTAATGCTCCGCTTACACCTAAGTCGAAACTGGGCGATATATTTAGTCTTGGCAACCATCGGCTTATGTGTGGCGACTCGACTTCTATTGAAAGCGTAGAAAAGCTGACAAACGGCTTAGTCGATATTCTTGTTACCGATCCGCCATATAACGTGGCATACGAAGGCAAAACAAAGGATGCGCTAACCATTCAAAACGACTCTATGGGAGACGAAGCATTCCGCCAATTCCTAAGAGACGCTTTTGTAGCTGCAGACGCTGTAATGAAGCCTGGCGCTGTATTTTATATATGGCATGCCGACTCCGAAGGCTTTAATTTTAGGGGTGCGTGTAAAGACGCTGGCTGGAAGGTTCGTCAATGCCTAATATGGCAAAAAGACACAATGGTTATGGGCCGTCAAGACTATCATTGGAAGCATGAACCTTGTTTATATGGCTGGAAAGACGGTGCAGGGCATTTATGGGCATCGGACCGTAAGCAAACCACCCTTATAGAGTGCAAGCGTCCTAAGCGTAACGATATCCACCCTACGATGAAGCCAGTAGAGCTTATGGAGTATCAAATCTTGAACAACACCAAAGGACAGGATATGGTGCTAGACTTATTCGGTGGTTCAGGGTCTACCCTAATAGCTGCTGAGAAAACAGGCAGAAAGTCCGCTTTGATGGAGCTTGATCCTAAGTATTGTGACGTTATTATTAAAAGATGGCAGGAGTTTACTGGAAAGCAGGCGATCCATATAGAATCAGGCTTAGAGTTCGATAAACTTTAAACATTTTCCGACAATAAAAAGATGCTACCCCACGAACCAACCGAAAAGACCAAAGTGCAAGTCCTACAAGCTGCAGGGCTAGGGCTTCCACATGAGCAAATAGGCGCTTTAATTGGTATATGCGATAAGACCCTACGCAAGCATTACGAAATAGAACTGGCGCTAGGCAAGGCCCAGGCATCGGCTAAGGTTGCCAATTCATTGTTTAACAAGGCTATCAAAGGTGACACAACGGCTGCTATTTGGTGGACTAAGGCCCAAATGGGGTGGGGCGAGACCAATACCACTAGATTGGCTAACGCTGACGGCTCAAATATTGACGGCTTTGAAATAATCCTAACTGAACCTGATGGAACAAGATCAAAGGCTTGAGCAGGTTCTTGCTAAGGCGCATTTTCCTACTAAGTTAGGAATACTATTTAAGCCTAAAAACTGCCGTTATCGCATACTCTACGGAGGGCGAGGCGGATCAAAATCTTGGAATATTGCCAGGGCTTTGCTTATTAAAGGCTTTAGAAGCCAGCTGCGTATTCTATGCGCACGTGAGTTCCAAACTTCTATTAAAGACTCGGTTCATAAATTATTGTGCGATCAAATAGAAAACCTAGAGCTAGGCTGGTATTACACCGTTACGCAGAACTCTATTGTGGGTAAAAACGGCACAGAGTTTACCTTTGTGGGTATTAAAAACAATACAAATAATGTAAAAAGTATCGAAGGAATTGATATTTGTTGGGTGGAAGAGGCGCAAAGCGTTTCGGCCCAAAGTTGGAACATTCTCATACCTACGATTCGTAAAGAAAACAGCGAAATATGGGTGTCATTCAACCCTGAGCTAGAGACAGACGAGACTTATCAACGGTTTATTGTCAATCCACCTGAAAACTCGGTGGTCCAAAAGATAAACTACAGCGACAACCCTTGGTTTCCTGAAACGCTAGAGTTAGAACGCCAGGCACTAAAAAATAGGGATATTCAGGCTTATAACAACGTTTGGGAAGGTATCTGCCGAACCCAAATAGATGGAGCTGTATTTGGTAAAGAGATGGAAATAGCCGAGCTAGACGGCAGAATTACTAGAGTGCCTTACGACCCAATCAAACCAGTTCATGCCATATTCGACCTTGGGTGGGCCGACTCGACTGCGATTTGGTTTGTGCAGTTTATTGGCATGGAAATCAGGGTGATACGCTATATTGAGGACAACCAAAAAACCATTAGTTGGTATCTAGCCCAAATGCAGACCTATGGCTACGTCTATGACACCTTATGGCTACCCCATGACGCTGCTGCTAAGAACTTAGGCTCAGGCAAATCTATCGAGGAAATTGTGCGATCTACAGGCTGGAAGGTGCAAATACTAGACCGAGTGCCTGTAACGGATTCTATAAACGCAGCTAGAACGATATTTGCAAAATGCTATTTTGATAGGCAAAATTGCGAAGAAGGCTTACAATGCTTAAGACATTATCGCTATGACGTTGATCCTGAAACTGGCGCATTTAGTCAGAAGCCACTTCATGACCAATATTCACATGGCGCAGATGCCTTTAGATATATTGGGTTGATGGTAAACGAGCCTCGCAAGCCAAAACCCCAAAGACAAAACTATATGCCTGTGGGCAGCTGGATGGGATAAATATGGCAGATTACGATAGCATCAATGACATGGAATACGATTCAAGGATTGATGAAGCTAAGCAATTCTTGCGCTTATGTGGCGATGTAGATTCAAACAATCGTGCCGAAGCATTAGATGATGTCCGTTTTGCTGCAGGCGATCAATGGCCAGTAGACGTCCAAAATAGCCGAGTGCTAGAGGCTCGTCCTTGCCTAACCATTAATAAGATTGACGCTTATATCCGTCAAATTTGTAACCAACAGCGCCAGCAACGTCCTAGAATTAAAGTGCATGGCATGAATAATGAATCAGACGCTAAATTAGCCGAGATTCTAACTGGTGTATGCCGTCATATAGAAACACAATCAAACGCTGACAACGCTTACGACACAGCCTTTGAATACGCAGTAAAAATGGGTTGGGGATATTTCAGGGTTACTACTGACTATGTGTCAGACGATAGCTTTGAACAGGAAATCTATATCCGTCCTATTGATAACCCTTTTACTGTTTACTTTGATCCTAATTCCCAGTTGCCAGATGGTTCTGATGCTGAGCGATGCTTAATTACTACCGTAATAAGCAAACGAAACTTCAAGGTCCTATACCCCTGGGCTGAGGTAGATCAAGGCTTTAGTAGCAGAGGCACTGGGGATACCAACTCTGAATGGGTAATGAAGGAAGATATTCGTATTGCCGAATACTTCTATACCGTCAAAGAGCCAGCCGTTCTTTACTATTTATCTGATGGCACAAGCCTTTATGAGGACGAATACAAAAAGGTTAAGAAACTGCTCGAGGCTGCCAATATTGAGGTATTAGACAAACGAGATAGCTATAAAAAGAAAATCAAGTGGTGCAAGCTAACCGCTATGCAAATCCTTGAAGAGGGTGATTGGGCTGGTAAGTTTATTCCTATTATTCCTGTATATGGCCAGCAGGTTATTGTGGATTCTAAGCATAAGAAGTTTGGCTTGGTTCGTATGGCTAAAGACCCACAGCGTATGTATAACTACTGGGCCACTAGCTTGACCGAGACCGTAGCTTTAGCGCCTAAGGCTAAATGGATTCTTGCTGAAGGCCAAGACGAAGGCCATGAAAACGAATGGGCGATGGCTAATATTAAAGCCTCACCTTATTTGCGTTACAAGCAGACCGATACAGAAGGTAGGATGGCCCCTCCTCCTACAAGACAAGCGCCTGAACAGCCTCCTACAGGGGTTATGGCTGCATTAAGCGGTATGAACGCAGACTTGCAGGCTGTGGTTGGTATATACGACCCTAGCCAGCTTCCGCAAGGCAACCAATCAGGCAAGGCTATCCAAGGTCAACAACAGCAAGTTGACATGGTTAATTACCATTACTATGACAACTTGACTCGTTCTATTGCTTATTGTGGCCGTATTATTTTGGATTTGATTCCTAAAATTTACGATACTGAGCGAGTTTTGCGCATAATTGGCGATGACGGCAAACCTGAATTAGTTACGCTGAACCAACGCTCCGTTGACGAGCAAGGTGTAGAAAAGATTCTAAACGACGTATCCGTTGGCAAATATGACGTTGTAATGGATACAGGCCCAGGCTATTCATCTAAGCGCCAAGAGGCTGTAGAGGCTATGACAGGGCTATTTGCTGCCGATCCTCAGCTTATCCAAGTGGCTGGCGACCTATTTGTGCGTAATATGGACTTCCCAGGTGCAGATATTATTGCTGACCGCTTGGCAGCGTCTAACCCAATGGCTCAAATTGACGATAAATCGCCTGTTCCGCCACAAGTTCAGATGCAGGTTAAGAATATGCAGTCTCAACTCCAGCAGGCTCAACAAACTATTCAGCAATTACAGCTTGATATTAAGCACAACAGTTCTGTTAAACAGATGCAAGAAGATGCAGAAACTAAGCGAGAGCTTATGCGTCAGACTGCTAAGGCGCATGATATTGAAATGCGTGACTCTGCTAAGCAAACAGATACTGTTATTAACAATCAGACCAAGCTAGAAATTGAACACCTAAAGGCAAACTTGGCCTTAGTATTGGCGCATTTAAATTTACGCTCTGAAAAGGAAGCTGAAGCTGAGGCAATCGAAAGAGCAATTTGATTGTGTTTAATAAAATTTTGTGTTAAAAAGTAACAATCTACCAATGGATTCATTGGGTTAATTCTTGGAGTTATCCATGTCAGAAGTGCAAGAGCGGTTGGCATCAAATGTAGTAACAAGTGAAAATTTAGTCGATTGGAACATGAATCGTCTTGGTTTAGCTGCCGAGGAAGCGCCAGTTGAGGCTGAAACAGTAGAGGAAACTCCTGAATCAGAGCCGATTGAGCAAGCTCAAGGTGAGAGTGAACCAGCGTCAGAACCTGAGACAAAAGCAACAGAGGAACGGAAACAAAATCCTAAACTCGAGAAAAGATTCTCTGAGCTTACTAAGGCTAGAAAAGAGGCAGAAGATAAAGCTGCCAAAGCTCAAGCTGAAAAAGAAGCCCTAGAGGAGCGTTTACGGCAATTTGAAACGGTATCGACCCAACCTAAAGAAATCGATCCTGTAGGAGATGAGCCAAGAGCGGATCAGTTTACCGATGCCATTGAGTATGCGAAAGCACTCGCAATGTGGTCGACTGAAAAGGCTTTATATGAGCGTGATAAGCAGGAAGCGGAGCGGAAAGCTGCGGAAGAACAGGCCAAAATCCAAAAGTTATGGTCTGAAAAGCTAGAAAAAGCAAAGCCAAACCTGCCTGATTTTGACGATTTAGTGACATCAAGTAACGTCCAGGTTTCTAATGAAATTAGGGACGCAATCTTGGAGTCGGATGTAGGCCCACAAATCCTATATGAACTAGCGTCAAA